AATTAAATTTGCATCGGTGAAAGTAACCACAATATCGAACTCAGGTATGTCTTGTATGCGGCCATTTGGGGCAACTGATACAATATTCATAACTTCATTCATTAAGATGGTGACCTTTGCGCTCGGCTCAATTTGACCGTAACCACGCGCAACAGGATAACGGCCTGTTGCATAAATGTTTTCAGTGTTATCTTCTTCACCGTATTCGATGGCAGTTACTCCAAAGATAGGTGTACCAAGTATGATGCAAGTAATATCTGCAAACTCATACGCTTTTCCGTTAATTAACGGTAGTCCATTTGCTGCCATTTTTTATACTGATTTTACGAAGCCTACGTTTATTTTAATGATACGTGCAACACCTAAAGGAACATTTTGCAATGTCAATTCAAGTGTAGAAGTAGCTAAAACATCTTGGGCTGGATTAATAATAATTTTATGTGCTGATAATTCGTTGTCGGCCTCCATTTGTACTAATGGATTGTTTGCCAATGTTTCAAAGTAACCGATTGTGCCTGCGGTTAATGTGCCATCTGCATTCACTTTCAATGGTGAACTCAAAGCAGGTAGCATGTTGGCCCTAACAACGCGCGTAATCTTTTGATAAACACGATTGTTTTCGATTGTTGCATAGTCGCTTGTTGGTGTAATTGTTGTTTTGCTATCACTCCAATAAGAACCCGCAATGTTTACGATTTTGCGTAGAAATACATAAGCGTAATTATTAAGGCTTTCAAATTGACTATCAGCAAGCGCAGTATATAATTGACCGTTGCTAAATGCAATGGTGTCTAATTCAGCACCTAAAGCCATGTTAAATTTACTTACCCATGCTATTGATTCGCTTACAACTGCTAATGAAACCGCGCCTAACATTGCACCAATCGCACCTACTGATTTGCCAGTAGCTTTGTAAATGTAATATCCATCATTCGCACCATCTTGTGCAATACATACTGAAACATTTGGCGCAGTTTGAGTTGACAAATCTGATAATGTAGCAACACTTGCAGTACCGCTAATTTCAGCATTCAACATGATTTGCATAGGCTTGTAAACCGCTTCGTTTGCCGTTGCTATTGCTTGTAAGGCTGCGCATTGTGCTGATGTGAAAGCAATGTTCTTAGCAAACACACCAATCTGCTTAATCGCACCCGATGCAAAGTTTTGCATTGTAGTGATAGCAGAATAAGTGTAAGCTCCTGATTCTTCAACGTACAAACCTACGTATAATTCGCCCTTAGGTTGTATTCTGAAATACTCAGCGATGTGATAGTATAAAGTATCAATCCATCCCGCAACACCTAACACTGTTGAACCGCTGCCAGTTGGTTGTGTAAGTGTTCCAGTATTCGCACCCGTAACTGTAAATGCGTATGGTGTGCCGCTATTCGGGAAAATACCCTCACCACTTTTAGTAGTAATTAACAAACTATTCGTGCTGTTTGTAGCACTAAATCCATGTGTTTGTGTACCTGCATTGATTTGTGCTGCGTATGCTGCTGCTGCGGTTGTAGTTGTTGTTTCTTCACCACTTACAAGCGCGTAAGTATTAAGTACCGTTTCAAGTCCTAAAATGCCTGTATAAGTTACTTTTAGTGTGTCACCAACTGCGGGTGTTCCACCGATAACAATTTTTGCAACTGCTGCGGTTTCTCCTAAGTGAGTATCTGTAATCCCTAATGCAACGGCATCGGCAACGGAGAATATTTTTTTAATTCTGTCACTTGAAGTAAATCCCGTTGGCAATGTTGCACCTGAAGCGTAGTAATGCACGTATCCCGAAACGTAATCAGTTCCAGGCAGTGCGCGACCTAATCCGCTTGTGCTTTTGACAAAGTTAATATTTGGTAATGCCATTTATTTTTTAGTATTAAAAAAGCCCTACCCATTTGGTGAGCAGGGCTTCTTAGTTAAACATTTATTTTATTAAGATACCCAAGTTTGTACCAAAGCAGCAACACCTTTCATGTCGGTACGGCCAATAGCTGAACCTAACATTACTTCCATGTTAAAGATTGATCCTAAGTATTCAGGCAAACCGTTTCCGTTTGAACCGCTGTTATACAATGGTGTCATTGAACCTAATGCGCGTCTAACAGTTGTAGAATGGAAAGCAATGCAAGCTAAGTTATCAGTTGTTGCAGTTGCAGCACCGAAAGCCTTTGGAACGGTTGTGCTATTTGCATAAACTGAAACTACTGGTCTAACCATGATTTCAAAACCGTAAAGCATTGCAACTACTCCGTTTTGTAATACGTTTGGTTGATTTTGGAAACCGTTGTAAGATGCACGAAGTACATCAGCGATTGCGAATAATTCCCAAAACATATCAGTTGACATTAACAATTTTCTGTTTTGTCTTGGAACATTGTCCTTATCTAACTTGCTTGCTAATGAAGCGATGTCGGCCAAAGTAACTGCTTTACGTGTTCCAGTTGCTCCAGGTGCTAATGATGTTGCAACGGCTGAACCTGTTGTTGAAACAATGTTAGCTGCTCCACTTGCAGACCATGAAATAGCTACCTCATCACCGATGCGCTGAGTAAGTGTTGAAATTTGTTGCCCTAATACGCTTTGACGCTTGTCATAAGAGATTTGCAACTCATCCAAGTTAGTAATCAAAGTCGGCTCTAAAGCGAATTGATTAAGTGAGTAAGTTCTATCAGTGTCCGTTCTTTCGCCAATTGTTAAAGGGAAAGTTGCAGGGTTTTTAACCACTGTTGGATTTGAACCCGATTGTGGGATGTGTACTGTGCCGAACGCAATATATGCGCTATCGTCAATTGAATACGGTAAAAAATCCGCGTTTCTGTTTAATGCTTCTTGGATGTCGCTCACCCAAATTTCTTTAATTAGTGCCATGTTCTATTTGTTTGTTTTTGAGTGAATAATTAATCGATTTGTATTTTTGCACCGCATGGTAAAAAGATAGTTCCGTCATACCAAAATGATTGACACCATGTTTTACCTGCTACTCCTGTAACTGTTGGGCCATCAATGCCAGTTCCGAAAGTAAATGTTTCTGTTCCTGTTGTTTTTACTTTGATGTGTAATGCTGCACCTGCTTTTAACTCACTTGATAAAGTCAAGTCAAGTGTGGCGTTGCCTGTAAGTGTTGTTAACGTAGATACAACGGTTTCGTTGTTGCTGATGGTTGCGGCAGTTGTGCCTGTGGCAGCAATCGTTAACGTGCCTGCTGCGCCAAATGGGTTGTTGATTGTTGCCATTATTTTTTATTTGTTTTAGTTGGTTTGATTTCTTCTTCTGTTTGTCTTACTTTAACTACATAAGCATTGTTGGTTGACTGCGCATAACTTGCTGCCTCACTATGTTTGATGAAGCAATTGCCATCCTCAAAACAATAAAGCATGTTTACCGTTGGGTTTGCGTTCCAAATTGCTTCCATGATTAAAATTTTTTATCGGTTGCTGGGTTGTAACTATTGCTTAACTCTTTCGGCAAGGCATTGATAAGTGAATCGAAAGTTGTTTTATCGTTTTCTCTCATTTCGGCTAATCCTTTTGGATCATTCTTGCTCCAATCATTGAAAGTCCAAGCCTCACGACCTGAAACTAATTCAGGTTTCTTTGCATTGTCGAATATCGGAGTGTAAGCAGGTGTTAACTTGCTAAACACTTCTTTTAATTCTTCGTTTGACTTGTTGCTTGTCAAGTAAATTTCTTTACTTGCAACGGCAATTTTGCCCTCTTTTACTGCATTCTCTACAAGTTCAACTTTCGCAGCTTGCACGGTTGCATCGTTAGCATCTTTTAACGCTTGCAATTCGTTGCTTTGTGCTTCGATGCTTGCTTCTAATTCAGCAATCTTTGCATCTTTAGCGTTAACCGCTTCAACAATGGCTTCTTCTGATGCCTCATTTGATAGCTTTAATAAATCAGTTAATTTATTCATTTTGGTTTCTGTTTTAATTATTACTTTATTGTAGATTGCGTGAAGTTCCTTTATGGTTGCATTCATCGCTGGTTTTAATTTCTTAGTTTGGATAATTTCATCAACAATGCCTAAATTCATACATTCATCGGCAGTCATCCATGTTTCTTTATTCATCAAATCTTTGCACTTGTCAAGTGTTAAGTTGGTATTGCGCTCAAATATTTTAGCTAACGAATTTGTGATTAAATTCAAAACATCTTCATCGCTACCACCGTTTGCGTTGTGCATCATAAATGTGCCGTAATCGGCCATGTATTTCTTTTGTCCACAAATAGCAATAACACCAGCCATTGAATAAGCCATTCCATCAATATAAGTGTTGCAAGGAATTTCACTGTTTAATATTGCACTAACGATTGAAAGCCCATCGGCAACACTTCCACCAATTGAATTGATGCGAATGTTGATTGTTTTAACTTGGTCTTTGTAATTATCGTTTAGCATTTGAATGTCCTCAGCAATCCAAGCACCGTTAATGCCCATGCCCATATCGTCAATAGTGCCGATATGCTTATAAATAAGCATCGTTGCAACCTCGTTAGATATGTTTGTGATTTTCATAGTGCAAAAATGGTTACATATTTGCACGTTATTTGAAATAAGTTACTAATTTAGTGCCGTTTAGTAACTAATATTTGACAATGGCTAATCCAAAAAATGACATTGATGCAAAGAAAACAGCATCTAAAGCCCGCGTAACTGCGCACTTAACAGGTGAATTAAAAAAGAAATTCTTTGATGAAGTCGAAAGGACTGGCACCAAAGAATCTTATTTGCTCAAAGAAATATTATCGGAGCATTATGGTAAGAATAGGTTTTAGAATCGTGCTAACTCAGCTGTAATTTGACCACTTACTTTAATAACTGTGTCGATTAACCATTGACCGCTTGGTAATATAAATCTTATATCACTTGTGGCCTCTATTGCCTTTGCAATACACATTGATTCTGTTGTGGTATTTATATAAAAACACGTTGAATGATAATCCTTTAAAAAATCTGCATTAAATGGCATCGAAAGCGTTAAATAATTAGCGTTTGCACCTGCTAATGTTAAACCTTCAATATCGAAGTCAATAATAATAGTTCTACCCTCTTGCTTCCATCTTACTTGCCAATCTGATGCGCCTCCTGGCAATGTTAAAGTGCCTGATGAGGAGCTAATGTAACTTGAGTTAAATGTTGTTTCTTGCCATCTACCCCACATAAGGCAATCATCTAAATCAAAATCACCGCTTCCTGTTGTTCCTGCACTCCAAACGATTTGACGAATCTCATGCACATTATTACTTGTTGCATCTGAAAACACAACAGGGTCGGCATTGGTGGCAGTTAAGAATGTAGTTGTGATTGTGCCTATAACCACCTGCCCAACACCAAGTGTAATATTAACCGCTTGGCATCTGTATATCTCAGAACCATAAACTAAAACGCCTTGGCTAACGCCTGTGCCTGTCCATCTGCAACCATACATAATTATTGGTGTGCTATAATTAGGAAACCCCTCAGTGTCATTCTTTGCCTCAAATGTTTGAATGATATCAATCAATGGCTCTTGATAAGCACTCTGTAAATGGTTTAAACTTCCCGATTTTAAAGGCATTGCACTACCTGAATTGATGTCTGTTGTTTTTATTTTTTTCATTTTAATATGTTATTACATCGTAAGTTATGCCTGCATAATTATACAGGTCGGCAATTTGCCTAATAATATTTTCTCTGTTTGCACTTATATTCGGCACTGTGTTTGCAGTTTCAGTTGTTAGTGCGTTAGCCACCGCAATAGGTACGTTAATAGTAAATGATATACTTGCGGTTGTTAAATCCAATGCTTGTATGAACGCGGTTGCTTCGGGTTCATCATAAACCACAAAACTACTGTCGGTTGGGGTAAATCCAACATAGAACGCTCCCAAATTTGCACCCACAGCATTAATATAAATATCACTACTACCCGGCACATTCACAAACGTAGTTCCAAACCACTCATTTAATGCGTATTCAAACAGTAAGTGCTGCGCATTATACTTGCATCGCGGCTCAATGCCTACAAACTTATCTTGAATTTTAAACCAATACGCGGTGTTTGTTGGCAAATTACCAGTGCTTGCAACCCAACATTGATATATTGCTTTGTCTGTGTATTTTACTTGGTTACCTACTACATAGGCAGTTGCACCGTTATAAATTGCCGCTGCATTCCCATCTTTAAAAGTGCCAAACATTGTATTGTATAGCACTTGTAATGGTTTCAACAATGTCTTTACCCACGCCTTATAAATCGGCAGCCGCTTCTTAGGTGGTAAGAAGTTGACCGCAAATGTATCTGTGTTTATGATGCTGCTCATTATTGAACTTGATAAGTTAACGTGTCTGCAAAGGTATGTGTTGCAGTTGTTTCTTGAACTACATAGCCCGCGTATGTTTGATATTGAACACTATCAACACCTGTTGAAAGGTTATACAATGTCACACCTGCACCATAGGCAACTGTATGTCTACGTACTAATATACGTGTCAATGACACCGAAATAACACCCTCAACCGCTTGTATTGCATCAACAACTGTCTGTGTGCTTATAACACCGTTAAATGGTAAATTAGCCATATAATTGTTCAATGCTGCTACAACATTTGTGCTTATTACTGCTGAATATTGACCGTTGTAGTAAATAGTTGCTGCCACTTCCATTTTATCGCTATTCTCATTAATTAATGTAAATGCAATTCCCGCAGGATTAAATGTTTCAACATAACTTTGAAGCTCGGCTAATTCACCAACTGATACTGGCACTGGTGGGTTGCTTTTAGCAACTTTAATCAATACGGTTCTATTTGGGGCGGTAACTACTGCACAACGTGTTAATATTTGGTTTGCAGTATTGATTGTAGGGTATTCAATAACAAATGTTGTTGTGTTTAACTCAGCAACATCGCCCGTTTGAAACTTTAACACTTTGTTTCGTGTCCATTGCGGTGTGCTTGGTGCTGCACTGCTTGCGATGGCCTCCAAATCGACCTTAAACAAGTCCTGTAACTGCTCAAA